GGTGAGGAGAGATCACTACTACCCTGACTCAGAACAATACCCATATATTGCTAAATGACAACACCAAACTGGCAACATCACAGCAAGAAGCCGCCCAAATACAAGAAAAAAGTACGCATGATACAGGCTGCCAAAGCCCGTACCAAAGTACTTATCAATAAACTACGTTCACAATCACGCCCATGACGCCCATTTACCGCTACTATTGTGCCGACACAGATTGCGGCAAACATTTCTGCCTGATGGCATCAGATGACATGGAAGCTGCATACAGAGCAGAGTCTATGGCAAAGGAGTGGTATCAAACCACCCTCAAGGACGTGTACCTTGACAAACACGCAAACCCAAACAGAAGATACAGACCAAATGACATCAAAGAAATACTTTCCCAACCAGTGGAATAGAATAGCTAAATGCCCTGCTGAATGGTTCGAGAGCATTGAGTATGACGATCTTATGGATTGGAAGATGAATGGTTGGGTTATCAGTCCACCATACGATATTATTATACGTACAAAACACTGCGTGACTGGTAAAGTCAAGGAGTACACATACATCAGACCAGACGCAGCTGGTCGCAGATTGAAGAAATTGTTAGCTGGACAAGAGCATGAACTCATAGTATGTACACACGATCACATACAACACCTTAAACCAGAGCAATACATCACAGACAATGACAAAGAAAACTTTTATCCCAAGTGATGACGTCTACACTTATGAAAAACAGGCGTTAGATATGCTACCAAAATCACACCCACACTACAGCGAAGTGTATAAACACCTATACAACCAGATACGAGAGCAATTAGATGACATATGTTACACCAGAGCAGATAGACCAGCAGATACAGCTGGAGAGGACACAGATTTCTCAGGGACTGAAGCGTCTTAGAGATCAGACACTCAAGTTAGAGCAACAGAACTATGCGTCTGCAAGTATATATGGTATAGCCTCGTTACAAACTTTGTTACCACTTGTGGTTGACAAGATCATTTCGACAAATACCAAGATACATCAGGGTAAATATGGAGCAGCGTTCAAGGACATACACATATACCTCGCTACAATCGAGCCGTTGGCAGCAGCTACTATTGCGTGTAAGATTACATTTGATAAAGTGTTCGGTTACAAGGAAGGTTGTAACATTGCAACGAATGTTTGCGAAGCCATTGGTAGGGCTATCGAAGACGAATGTAATATGCGACACTACGAAGAGAACGCACCAGCACTACTGGCAACACTTAAAGAAAACTATTGGCACAGAGCAATAGGTACACAGCAGAAACTCACTGTTATCAAGACGTTGATGAACAGATATGGAGTCAAACAATGGACACCATGGGGTAGAAGCATACGTATCAAGCTAGGTGCATGGCTACTTGACTGTATTATGCAAGCAAGTGGTTGGTTTTACAAGCAGCGTATGCGTACAGGTCGTAAGACTACAGTATTCATTGCACCTACCGCAGAGTTTATGGACATCAAGGATCAGGTGATGGCAAATGCAGAGGTTTTTTCACCGCTTGCATGGCCGATGTTGATACCTCCAAAGGACTGGACTAACGACTCACCCGGGGGCTACATGTTAAATGAGCTAATGCAAGGTCACGACTTAGTTCGTAGAGGCGATCCCTCCCGTATACAGGGGGAAATACCTATAGCTTTTCTCAACAAAATACAACAGGTAAAATATCGGTTAAACCCGTTCATAGTCAATGTCGCTATGCTGTGCGAAGACAGGGGAATAAGTATAGGTAAGTTTCTCCCAATCATAAATTACGAACTGCCACCAAAGCCGTACGACATAGCAGAAAACAAAGAATCCCGTAAGAGGTATCGTAGGGAAGCGGCAGAAGTAATGAATAAGCGAGCAGCAGAGTTCAAGAGATCCTGTCGCACCCGCATGACCATGGAAGCGGTACGTCGTTATAAGGATGAGGTGTTTTATATACCTTGGTCTTTTGACTACCGTGGTCGTGCATACCCTATCCCTGCCTTTCTTACACCACAAGATACAGACTTTGGAAAAAGTTTGTTACAGTTTGCTGATGAAGCAGATGTTGTGTCTGAGAAATGGCTTGCCTTCCAAGTTGCTACCAGCTTTGGTCTTGACAAAGCTACTATGGAAGAGAGACTTGAGTGGACAAGAGATAATGTCTCACTTGTCTCAGCTGTCGCAACCAATCCCATTGCTTTCATTGGCGAGTGGGAAGTTGCAGAAGAACCATGGCAGTTTCTAGCTGCCTGTGATGAGTACTACCATTGCTGTGTCAAGCGTGATAGACATACTACATCACTACCTGTGGCTACCGACGCTACATGCTCAGGCTTGCAGATACTTGCTGGTCTGGCTCGGGATAAGTCCACTGCTACACTGGTCAATGTCGTCCCCTCTGATAAGCCACAAGATGCTTATGCAAAAGTGGCAGAGACAGCACTAAGCTTAGGGATTCCAACCAGTGTACACCCTGTATGGGATAGAAAGTGTGTCAAACGTACTGTTATGACTATACCATACAACGCTAAACCATTCTCGAATAGGTCTTACATTAAGGAAGCACTACAAGAGAAAGGTATAGAGGTCGATAAAGACCAACTCACCACCATTGTCAAAGCTGTACGTGAGGCTATGCACATGATCGTGCCCGGGCCAATGTCAGTTATGAAATGGATCGAGACAGAGGTGTCTAAGTCTATCAAGCGTGGAGCAGACTACGTGGAATGGACAACACCATCAGGCTTCGTTGTCAAGCAACGGATTATGAAGAAACAGTAGGCACAAGGCAGCCACTGCACCCAACCTGATACATAGTCTCGACGCATCTCTCTTACACCTCGCTGTGCGTAGTTTTGATGAACCAATCGCACTAATTCATGACAGTGTGTTAAGCAGATGTTGCGACATGGATAAATTATCTGCTATAATAAGGGAGAAGTACATGATTCTCTTTGCAGAACATGACTATCTCATTGACTTTGCCCGACAGATCGGAGCAGAGACAGCACCGCCTATCATTGGCGACTTACAACCAGAAACGGTTATAGAATCCACTTATTTTTTCTGTTAACTATGATTTACAACCCTTTCTTCTCAAACTCTGACAGTCTATTCAGTAGTTTCTTTGCACCAACAGAGATTTACGTTGTAGCTAAAGAGGATATTGAGAAAGCACAACAAGCTCAATACAAAGAGCAAGTCGAAGCAATCGACAAAAGAATAGAATACCTCCAAAGCAAAAAAGCTGAGGTACAAAAATTAATCACCCCCGCAAAGGAGACCGCAAATGCCTAAAAACGTCCACGTGACTGACGAGATTAAACTAGAAGGCTTCCAAGCCATACTTGAACCCGGTAAGTTCGGTTACTCACTCGCTGCTATTGTTGGCGAAGATGTAATCGACGCACTTGAGACTGAGAGACAAGCTGTCCTTGCATGGGCACAGTCCAAGTTGAAGAACCCAAAGAGAGCTACACTCAAGCCAACACCATGGGAAGAGGTAGCTGAAGGTAAATACAAAATTAAGTTCTCGTGGGGAGAGGACAAGAGACCCGGCGTAGTCGACACCGAGGGAACACCTATCACAGATAAGAAGACACCTCTATATGGCGGATCTACAGTTAAGCTTGGTTTCTTTCAGAAGCCATATATCCTCAGAGATGGAGTCACCTATGGTAGTAGTCTTAAGCTACTTGGCGTACAAGTTGTCGCTGTAGGAGAAGGTGCTGCTGTTGATACAGACAGCATGGATGAAGAAGCAGTAGCCGATATGTTCGGTACTACAGAAGGCTTCAAGACATCAGCCCCTGCACCTGTGACTGTACCTCCAGCTGAAGATGACGATTCAGAAGAGGACTTTTAGGTCTAAGTTAGAGAAGCAAGTCGGTGACCTTCTCGAACAGGTTGGTGTGGTGTATGAGTATGAGACGCATAAAATCTCGTATGTCATACAGCATCACTACAATCCTGACTTTATATTACCCAATGGCGTATACCTAGAGACCAAAGGTTTCTGGGATGCCGCCGACAGACGCAAGATACTAGCTGTCGTGCGAGACAATCCAGATATAGACTTGCGTATGGTATTTCAAGCTCCGTTCAACAAGATCAGCAAGAAATCCAAAACAACCTATGCCCAGTGGTGTGAGAAGCACGGCATCAAGTGGGCAGCAGTACACGCAATCCCCATAGATTGGTTAACATGAACACAGAATCAGAGTTTGTGGCACATGAACCATGTCCTAACTGTGGCTCGTCAGATGCTAACTCACGTTACTCTGACGGTCACACGTTCTGTTTCTCGTGCCAGACATACACGCCAGCAGACGGGGACAACCATACACCCACAATGACAAATGACAACAGAACAACAGCCAGATTCCTCGGAGAAGCCGAAGCCCTTAAAAAGCGAGGAATCAGCGAACGAACCAACAACTTCTACAGAATCTACAGATATGGTAACACCTTACGTTTCCCATATTATGGAGCAGATGGGACAGTTGTTGGCTTTAAAATCAAGACTAAATCAAAAGACTTCCATTACGAAGGAGGATCTACAGATACGCTTTTTGGTCAACACCTATTTCCTACAAGTGGCAAGCGAATTGTCATCACTGAGGGAGAGTTAGATGCAGCCTCTTGTTACGAGGTTATGTCAGGTTGGCCGATGGTCAGCCTACCTCATGGTGCGGCAAGTGCCAAGAAGGACTTACAAAAGCAAATCCCATTCCTACAAGGATACCAAGAAATCGTCCTGTTCTTCGACAACGACGACGCAGGGCGTCAGGCCACTGAACTTGCCTCGGGAATACTCCCGTCCGGTAGAGT